AAATTCGTACTCAGCAAGAACTACATTAGAATCACCTGCATTATTTCTGCTGCTTGCAACAGAACCTCTGCCAAGTTGGAATACAGATGCATTAGTCATGTATGACTCAGGAAGAGTTGCACCTAAGTTATTGTCTAACTTTGCAATCTGATCCATCCATGCTTCCATTGCTGTTCTGAGAGCAAAACCTTCATCATTGATGATGGTAATGGTCCAGGTGTCAATGGTTCTGTCTCCAGCAACTTTAAAAATACGACCTCTGAAAGGAACATCGATATTAGCGATGTTAGATGCAGGCAGGTTTGCTGCCTTACACATGAATCTAAAGTTGTCCGCATCCCAGGGAATCCCTCCTGGGAGTGTTGTTAACTCTACCTCAAATAGATTGGGGCGTGCGCCGCCCCCAATGAGTGCAGATTTAAATTGAGAAATTGTCTTGTTTTCTCTAGATGTTGCCATTTTTGTATCCTCCTAGTGTTATTTAGATTAATCTAGATCAAACTCTACCTGCAACCTCTTCAAAGCTCACGCCTGTGCGTGTAGCAACGAATGTTAAGGTTACATAGTTGATTGATTTCGCAGGCTTCAGGAAGATGTCTGCTCTAAACTCATTATTATCAATAACATCTGGAGTGTTATTAGTTGTGTCGCAAATGACGAGGAATCCGTAAATACCTCTCTTTGCTTCAACATCTCTCAAGAATGGTTCAACAATGTTTCTGAAGTTCGCTCTCGTTAACTCATCGTTGAGTTCAAAGAGTTGTGCTTCAGCAGCACCCTCAAGTGCTTGCTCAATTGTCAGGAACAAACGGCGAACATTGATTCTATCAAATGCGGATGCAAATCCAAGAGCAGTTTTGTCTCCGAAGAGAAGTGTTCCAACACCTGGTTTTGTAATGATTGAGTTGACTCTTGCGGGATAAAGTCTATCTCTTTGTGCCTTGGTTGGATTGTATGCAAGTTTAACAACATTGTTGAGAATACCTCTCTGTTGACCTGCAGGTGAGAACCATGGATAAGAATTAATCGAGGTTCTAGTCATCAATCCAGCAACATCACCGTTGGTTGGAACATAACGGAACTCATTATTGAATCTATCATACTTGTATGCATATCCAGAATCGAATGTTGCATAAGAAGAAGAACTGAGTGAGGAATAATACTGAAGTAAGTTTTCAGTTTGAGTCTCAGTATTAGTTACATTAACCAGATCAGATCTATGTGGTCCAATGACTGCCATGCAATCTTTTCTTGACTCTGCAAGAGAAATCAGATGATTTGCTTTTGCCTGTGAAAGATCTCTAGATCCTAAACCAGGACCCATGATCAGATAATCTACAGCAATCTCATCTTTGTTTTGGAACAACTCATAGGAGGTTTTAAGATTTCCAAGAGTTGCAGTCATCCCACCGTTGGAACCTCTAGCAGGAACTCCCGAACTGTAGTCCTCACCGCCACCAAGGGAGTAAGATATATTTCCAAGAGCAGAGAAGACATTGTTTTGAGCAGCTCTACCCCAGAGACCTTCTCCAGTTGTATATGGAGTATATGATGTGGAGAATCCAGTTGCTCTAGGAGTAACGGTTTCGCCATCAATTGTGGTATGGAATGTATCTGCGGCTGCAGATGGGTTGTATCCAGCATACAGATTTGTAGAGAAATCTGCAATATAATCCTTGTAGTAGTTCTTTTGTGGAGAATTTACTGCAGAGATTGAGTCTTCTGCCTTAGACAGAGCGACGTGTTTCTCAATGATATTGCCTTCGATGCCAGTTACAACACCATAATCATCAACGACGACGACATGAATGCCATCATTTTCACCACTGCGGTTCAGAGTGTACTGATTAGTTACTGGTTTTGGTGCAATCGTGCTCCAATAAATTGTGGAGTTCTCCAGATTCAGAGTTTGCTCATTGTACCAATCTTTGACACTATCTGGAGTGTAAGTAGCAACTGTTGCAGCAAGTCCGGTATTAATACCAGAGTTGTTGACAAACATCAGAGAATCTGCGGTATCGAATGATGCCTCAGGTGCTTTCTCTTTATAATCAATTCTAGTTTCTGTTCCAGTATCTGTTGATGCACCAGAAACTCTAGCAACAATCTTAACATCGATTGTGCTGTTTGAGTTAGCAGTATCGGTCTTAACACCAGTGATGATACCCTTCAAGAAACCAGTGAAAGGAGTTGTTGTTCCTGCACCAGGGAGAACCACTGCCGAAAGTTGAGCAGTAACACCATATCCAATGATAGCACCTGCATTTCTCAGGTTATCGGTGTTAATACCAATTCTTTGGTCAGCAAGGTCATCAATCTGACAGACCTTAAGTGAGTTAGCCCAAGATCCTGGGTTTTTAGCAGCATAGTAAAAGTCTGTAGCAGACTTATAGTTTGACTGATAGTCATCATAGTTTTTAATCTTCAGCACAGATGTGCTAGCAACACCAACACCAGCATTGGCATTGTTAAGGTCGTCATCGTCTGTCCTAACAACTTTCAGGACTCCACCATAAGAAAGGTAGGACGCTGCACTCATCCAATACTCGTATTGGGCGTCTGTTGAAAGAGGTTTTCCAAATGCACTAATAAGATCTGTCTCATTAGTAACCTCAATTGGATCATCGATGGGCCCAATTCTAAAAGGTCCAGCAATAGCTCCAATGTTATCTAATACATTATCAGCTCTTCCTACTGTTAAGTCAACCTCCCTAATCCTTACGCCGGGAGATAATTGAGGAGTCGCCATGTTTTGTTTCTCCGTTAATCTCAGTTTGTTCTGAAAATATTTATTAAAAAGTTACTTTTCGCGGGGGAAACATGACGCGAACTACCAATCTGGATATTCCCATTTATCTGAGGATTTTTTTACCCTTTTCTTACAGCACTCTTTACACTCATATGAATAAGAGGATGCCACTGCACCTCTATCCTTCCTAGTCCTGTAGAATCCATCAACTAAATTTTTTGTCTCTCCACAAACTCTACATTTTCTATCCTGTAAAAGAAGATGGCCTAATTGTATTTGTCCATCTAAGTCCATTAATGATATTCCCACATATATGCTCTGTCACCATATTCATCAGCAAACCATCTATCACCATCAGCATCTACAAAACTAGCATCATCAAGTCCATCTGACATAAATCCAAATGGAGCCATATCTTGTTCAATTTGATTTTTTTGTTCATCATATAATCTCTTTCTAACATCTTGGTCAGTCAGTTCTTTAAAATAATCTTGTGCAACCAACCATGCATATATGACTAGACACATTGCCAAGTCGTCATTGCAACCCTCTTCTGCTTCAAAAGAATTACTTTTTGAAATGAATGTTGTTAATTCTGAGATGATCTCATAATCATTAAAGAAGAGTTTATCACTCTCAATCATTGTTTTGAGATTAAGAGATCCAACCTTTTTGACTGTCTTTGACATTTTGACACCAAGTTGTGTCTTCTTACCAGAGAACCCCTGACCAACTATTTGGCCTGCTCTACCTCTCATAGAACACATGAGTAGGTTTTGATATTCTAGATCATATTGAATGATACTTGCTACCTGATCTCCAATATCATTTACCTCACATAAAATAAATGCATTATTATATCTCTTTGCTATTTCAAAAATAATGTTAGGAAACAACATTGGTTTGATATCATTGTTCCTATATTTTCCAACTACTCTATGTGGAAATTGTGTAATATCAACCACAACAAATGCAGAGTAATCTTCACCAACTCCTCTTGCAACATCAACTGTCACAACATAATCATGATTTTTCTCTGGTTCTACATATATGTCAAGACCAGCATTACTAGTTTGTGGGTTTTCATAAACAAGAGTCCGTAACTTGCTTGGAGCAATAAGAGTATCAATAGATCCAAGGAACTCGCACTCAAACTCAATCTTAAATTGCTGTTCTGATGTGTTGGCAATTGTTTGTTGTTTCCACTTTTCGTCTCTACCTGGAACTTCTGACCAGTGAACATCTGTAGGAACATATTCGTTTTTGCCTTTTTCTGCGTCGTGCCAATATCTGTAAAAATGGTTCATGCCGTGAGGCGTTGAAACCATTATGACTTTTGTGCTTT